TCCTACCGTACCAATACCTACTTCCCAATCTGAACCACCAGCATTGTAGATAGTGTAATAAGTAGTATTGCCGTTGCCGACTGCTGAACTAAAAGTCTGAAACTGCGTTACAGCACCAGCAAGCGTTAGTGTCCCAGTACCTGTCGTGGTACTTGTTTCCTGAACACGGTCTTTAAGAATTAGCGCCATGATTTACCTTAACTGTTAGCTCGGATGATTGTTCCTGCTGTAATGCTGACTGTTTGACCTGATGCAACGGTTGTAGTATTGAGGTTCATATCTGCGCCTGAAGTTCCTACTGAACCATCCATTACTACTGTTGTGCCGTCAGATTTAACTATACGAAAGAATGTCGCTGTGCTTGATGCTACGGCTGTGCCGCTAGTTACAGCACCTAGAGTAATCGTACCGTTGGAATCTGTACCAAATACACCAGCAATAGGCAAGCTAACTAATAATGTTTGAGTAGAGATAGCAGTATTAGCGTTAGCTGGCTGAGTGCCATCGTATAGACGAATGATTGAGCCAGAGCCAGCATAGGTGATTAGACCTTGTTGCTGAGCATCTCTAGTGCCGTTTGAGTATTTTAAGTTTGAGGCCATTATCTAACTCCTACAATTTTACCGTTTTCATCACGAATAACAGTCTTAGGTTGGTTTATTTTATCGTGGATAGCAGCAATCATTTGCGCTAACTGTTGATTTTGTTGCTGTAAATTCTGAACTATCGGCTCTAGCGGATGTTGTGTCATGTCATACCCCATTGTGTCTTGCAATAATCTTGCGGTTTCTACATTGCGTATGTAGGCTTCTGAACCATCATCCAAACCTTGATTAATTCGAGCAGTTTCAATTTTAGTCGCATTATCAAGGTAAGCCAAGAGAATGTCCCTGTTATTGGTCATCTCAGCTTCTTTGGTGTTGCGTTCTTCTTCAAGCTTGAATTTAAGTTGATTCTCTTGTGCTTGATACTCTTGTTTGGCTTTTTCTAGTTCGTTCTGAGCTTGGAATTTCTGTACTTCCATCTGAGTTTGAGCCTGCATCTTTTGCTGGTCAGCTTGAATCTGCATCTGCATTTTTTGTATTTCAGGAGTAGGAGGCTTTGGTTGGCCTTCAGCTTGCTTGGCTTGTTCACGCAATTTATCGGCTGTATCGTCAATCATGCCTTCCATTTGCTTTCCAGCTTTAAACGCTGTTACGCTAAATTTGAGCATTTCCATTAATAACGGAGTTAATTCAGGATTAGATTGGCTTGCAGGAATAGCCTGTTGCATAAAACCACCAATTGACTGCAAGAAAGCCATACGATTCTGCTTTTCAGCTTCTTCGTCTTGGAAAATCATTGAATCAGAAGTAACCTCAATACGGAAGTTAGCTGCTGTTTCGTTTCTAAGCAGTTCTAAAGCTTGTGGAACTAACTGCTGGTCTTGCTGACTTAACTGGGAAGCACCGCTAATCTTTAATAATGTGTCATCAGTAAAGTGATTGCAGATAATCTGCGCTTTGATGCGGAGCAATGTAGTAGCAAAATCAACCACATTGTGCTGCATAGTCTTTAATCGACCAGCGGCATTGTTTGATTTGATTATCTGTGCGCCAAGGGTTTCATTAGGGTCAGTCTGACCACGCTGAATGTCGGCAATACCCATGATTTCATAGATTTGCCCCTTAACTTGCTCCATTGCTTGATAAGCGTTTTGCAATGCAGTAGCAAATGGGGTGATGTCTACTAAGTCAATAGCGCCACGCATACCCTGCTTTTCAGCAAATGCAGCCCAGTTCTTAACTGGAATCATGATGTTGTTCTCGCCTTCAGAGAACAAGCGTTGTAGTTCAGAGGCAGACGCATCATATACGCCACGCACTCTTAATGCGTTGATTAGTTCTTCAATGCGGTTTGACAAGGTGTCTAATTGACGGGCTTGGTCCTGATACATTGTGTAATCAGGGATTGGCTCTAGGCTCTCATTGGTGAGCGTTGAAAACAATGGCTTTGGACAAGGCCAAAAGTTCTCTAATTGCAATGGGTCATCACGCTCATCAAGAATCTTGCCTAATGACTTAGATACCCATAAGACCTTACCTGTTTCTTTGTCCCAAATCTCATAGACTAAAGCTTGGGATTGGTAATCAACAAATCCTTCAATTTTCTTTTGCTCATCGGGGCGAGTATCTAGCGGTACTTGATAGCCTAAATCCTCACCAAAACGCTCTACAAGAGCATCACGATTCATAAAGACTCTACGCCATACAGCTGTTACTTCTTCCCAGGTTCTGCCTGTGGTATGACCAAAATCACGCCAATGAACATAATCTACAGGGCAGCACTCATACTCAATACGCTCAGGATTTTCAATCTCCATTGCGTTTTCTGTCTCTGATTCGTCTACATCTTCGGTAACTTGGTAACCATCATCAGGCTCAGTTTCAGTCTTTTCGCCTTCAATATGTGGCTCGTAGCGTACCCATGCTGTGCCTCTACCGCCTAATAAGCGGTCTAATACGCATTGCTGCATAGATGACTTGTAGTCTGAGTAATGCTCTAATTCAAACTCTAAGGCTCGCTCAAGCATCATTGATGCGACTCGGCCTATTGGGTCGTTATCACGAAACCGCCTTGAAACGTCTGGGCGTGGGAGTCTAGCAAAGATTGCTGGCTGAATAGTCTGAACATTAGACCAAAGGATATTAAAGCGAGAATTAGGGTTTGATTGGTAACGGCTATCGTCTTTGTAGCGTTTAATGATACGGTCAGTACGAGCTTCCCATTTCTTAAAGGTACGCTCATAGTTGGTAATTGTCTTATACCACTTCTCGTATGTGTGATTCTCTGCCATCAAATTCTCCCTGTGGATTGCTTGGGTACTTGTTTCCACATTTCGTTTAGCGTAACTTCTGTCTGTCCTACCAACAAGCCTCTAATTGGCTCATCTTTACTGATAATCTTATCTTCCTCACTCCATGCTATAGACAAATATCTCCACGCATCGCTGCCATGTGATGTCCAGTCGTGCCTAGGCTTATCTCTAAAGCACTTTCGGTCATCGTCATATTCTCGTTGATATTGCCGTAAACATTCTAAGAGTCGTTCGGTTGTTTCTTCATTAAACCAAGCTTTCATCAATGCCATGCGTGAAGCTTGTATTCCGTCTTGAAGTGACAAATTTGGAACGATTCTCATTGTTTCTATTGGGATTTTAACACTTAATTGTTCAATAATGCTTTTGCCACCACTTGCTAAAGTTTTGGCTCTTGCATCATGTGGCAGCCAATGTATGCCATAGATATAACCATGCTCCTCAATCTTTGACTGAATCACTCCGCAATAGTAAGGAATAGTCTGCCCGTTACTCTCATGGTAATCAAGTATGCGTATCTCACCATATACGACCTGAAAGAAAATGATTGAAGTGGAATCGTTATAACCTAAGTCCCAAGCCGTACTGACCTTAAACATAGGGTCATAATCGACCTTAGTGATGCGGTCAGTCACTAGAATACTGTTTAACTCTCTAGCGTAATAAGCTCCTGGAATGGCTGCTTCAAACGAACAGTAGTATTCCTGTTTAAATAGGGAATCTCCTACTCCTTCACCAAATAACTGCACCAGTTCGGCTTTCTCTGATTCTAGCTTTTCAGGGCTAAAGACTTTAGTATCCTCAGCCGTTTGAACTTCACACCACCAGCTAGGGTCTTTCTTAGCTGATTGAAATAGATTAAAGGCGTGATTCTTTCCCCGTGGTGTGGTAATGAATAAGGCCCATCCTTCATTCTCTGCCATAATAGGGCGCAAATAAGCCCATGCGCTAGGGTTAGCTAAAGCAAACTCAGAAAAGACTACACCAGCAGGAGGCGAGCCGACTAAGCTATTAAAGTTATCTGAGCCAAGTACCTGCCATGTAGAGCCATTCTTAAAACGGATAAACATTTCCTGGTCATTGGTTGATGCTCTAAGCTCTACAGGGAAGGCCTCATCAATGCGCCTCTTTCCTGTGTGTGGATTGATAGCCTGCCAGATAGCTTTCCTTGCTTGGTTAGCTAGAGGCAACATATGCCAATAGGTAGCAACTCTTTGATGCGCTGCAACACAAGACCAATGAAGGCATAAGTCATCTTTACCCCATCGCCTGTGACCTATTTCTAAGGCTCGTTTGCCACCATTCTCTAAATAAGACCATAGACCCATCTGATAGGGCCTAGGCTTCCAGTTATTAGGAATCCGTACTCTGTTGGTCACCGAATCTCACTATCTCAACTGTTAACGGGCCACCACCTTCACCAACCATCTCAGACCTTGATAGCTTGGGGACATGGTATTCACTCACCGCCATAAGGCAATCAAACGCAACCTTTGGGCCATGCTTGGGGTCATTGGCTATGGCTTCTAACCATTCTTGCATCTTCTCGCTGTTGTTATCTACAAAGATTGCAAATGCTTCTCTAGCTTTAGCTGTTGATTTATTGGGTACACCGACAGGGCGACCCTTACCAGCATTGGGAGGCTTAGGGCGAGGCTTTTTTATTAGTTCCATAATTTCAGTAGATTTCACTAATTTGCTGTATATAACCAAAATATACCATAAATGTAAAAAAACAACAAAAGTAAGAATAAATAGTTATAAAGCGTAAATAATTAACACAAGCTCGTAACAATGCGCTACAGTCTAATCACTAGCTAATTGAGCTAGCTTTTTAAAGGGGTTTAAAAATGAAACAAACAGAACGCTATATTCCTGAAGGTTACGAGTTATCTTGGAATGATACAAATTTAGGCATACAGATTTACTATAAAGAACAGCCATATCCAGCAGCCTTGTGCTTTGTTGGTAAAGCTATTAAACCAACTTGGCATTATAGATTTAAGAATGGTGAACAGCGTCAAGCACAAGTTACCAAGACTTTTGAAGATGCTCATAGAAAAGCTGAATACAAAACACAACAGAAAGCTAAGAAGTCAGAGGCTATGGCTAATCATGGTGTAGTTGTTGGTGATGTGTTTCGCTGTTCTTGGGGATATGACCAGACTAATATTGATTATTATGAAGTTATTGCAGTTACTGGCAAGACTGCCACCGTTTGTCGTATTGGTTGTTTATCTGAACAAGATGGTTTCTTACAAGGTGAATCTGTGCCTTCTTTGGGCGCATTTATTGGCAAACCGTTTAAAAAGCTCATTCAAAAGCGTTCCATTGATTCCGAGGCATTTTTGACAATGAATAGCTTTTCTACTGCTTTCAAAATGATTCCAGTTGCAACCGTAACAATAAGCCCATTTATGAATCTTCACGCTGGACTGCATACGCTTAAGGGGAAACTATGAAAAACTATCAAGCCGTTTTACTTTCAATTCTAGGTCTTATTTTAACTCAAATAGTCTTATATTTCAATCAATTAGGAGCATTTTAATTATGAAACACAAAAAGCTATTAAAAGAGATTAGAGAAGTATTGGCAGCTATTGAGGCAGATTTAGACCCGTTTGCTAGGGGTGACATTGGTCGATATACAAGCTATCTAGCTGAAAACGCATTAGATTTACAGGTTTTGATTGTACATTTACTTAAAAAAGGGGAATTGAAATGACTACAACTAAACAACCAAAGGCCAAGCCATTGACCAAACTACAGGAGGCAGAGCATAACGCAGCGATTTACGCCTCAGCTCTCTATCAGACATATGATGACTTCGATGAGATGTTCGCAGTTCTTAAATACATCATTGACGATACAGAAAAGCCAGAGTTTAGCCGCTATCAGGTCAGAGATGCTCTTAAAGCTTTACGCACTCTTATGATTATTAACCAATCAATGATGATGGATTGTGCTGGCTTAGAGTATTAACTTATAGGGCTTCGACCCTTTTTCTTTTGGGGATTTTATGGAATATGACCTTTTAGGCTGGAGGACTAGCCTTGGCCTTACACAGCAAGGCGCAGCGGCTCTTTTAGGAGTGCATAGGGTTACATACACACGATGGGAAACAGGGGCGCAAACACCGCCTAAGATTATTGGTATGGCTTGTTTGTCTTATAAAAAAATGATTAAAAACGGGGTTTAGGGGTCAACCTAATTCTGCCGTTTTAAACTGGAAAGTTTGATTTTATACGGCCCAAATTTACGCAATATCAGGGTCGTGAATTTTGTTCATTGCTTCGTGTAATTGCTTCTTACGCTTCATTCTAGCGTTCTCTTTAGCATTAAGAGTTTCACCTTTACCACCTACTGCTAGTTCATCAGGTCTAGGTTTATTACGCTTAACCTCTTGTTTTTCAAGGGTTGTTTCTTTATGCGGTCTAAGCATAGCGTTCTCTGGTGGATAGCTTCTTGTCATGTGTTTCATGCTTGGCTTTCAATGTATTTAGCGTAGTGTTCAGCTAATTTAGCTTTACGCTTGCCTTTAGCATGAGTGCGTTCTTCGCTAAGTGCTATTGCCAATGCTTGTTTTTTTGGCTTTCCTGCGGCAATTTCTGTCTTATAGTTATTGCCTACACTCTGTGCAGAGCCTGATTTGTCCATTGGCATGATGTATTCCTATTTCAAAAAGCGTAGTTTGTAAAGAGTAGAGTCAATTAATTGAGCTATTTCGTCAATAATATTCTGAATTTGGGTTTCTTGCGGCAAATCTTTACGAGCAGCATCAACAAAATTCTTCAATGATTCCATATACTTAACTGGTTCTTTGGGTTGATGGTAGTTAGATGGAAACTCAGTTATCTTGTCATAACAACCCATATAGGCTTCTACTAGGTCATCTACAAGCCCAACAATCTCATCGTAATATGTGCCAAGAGCCATGTGCTTAGAAAATGAGTCAGTAGACCAATGGAAAAAATGAGTATTGGTGGCACTATGAAGCATAGTAGCAGCGAACATTGCCATGTTTTCATTCATAATGCACCTTTCAAAGTTCGTACAATTTTAGCACTTCTATAGCTTCTTGCACAGAATTTACCCTATGTAAAGGGCCACCTTGCCAATTAGCAAAAAGGGTAATTTGTTGAGGAGTAAGCTTTTTATTTGCCCCATCCTTAACTTCCATTAGAATAGTGTGTTCGTTATAGCAAACCATCAAGTCTGGGATTCCACCGCCTTGGGTATGTAAATGAAATACTTGCGCCCCATAATCTCGTAGTGTTTTAACCACATCTACTTGATTTTTATCTACTTTTTTTGCGTATGCCATATAAATATGTTAGTGTTTCGTAACTTATAGTATAAGGGGAATTTAATGACTCAGTATTATCTGCCTGATGAAGATTGGATTGCTCTTTGGAAAGAGTGTGGTTCTGCCAAGATAATGTCCCAAAAAACAGGGATTTCAGAAAGGTCTGTTTATAACCGCAGACGCTCAATAGAAACTCGGCACAAGATTGAATTGCCATCTACAGATGACCAACGCTTTGACCAGTTAAAAAAGATAGCTCAAACCACAGGACATACTCGCAGAGGTATGGATATAGAAAAAGGTCGTGTCATAGTTTTTAGTGATGCTCACTTTTGGCCTGATGACACCACCACAGCGTTTAAAGCCCTGTTAGAAATGATTAAAGAATACAAGCCTACTGCCATCGTCTGCAATGGCGATGCAATGGATGGGGCTAATTTAAGCCGTTTTCCACGCCAAGATTGGAATAAAGTACCTACAGTAAAAGAAGAATTAGACGCTTGCCAATATTATTTGGGCGAAATTGAAGCTGTAGCCAAAGGAGCTAAGTTATTTTGGCCCATGGGTAATCATGACCAAAGGCTAGAGATGACCATTATTGCTAACCTTCCTTCATTTGAAGGGGTGCGTGGCACTTCATTGCGTGACTACTTTCCCATGTGGCAGCCTTGCTGGTCATTTTGGATAAATGAAGATACTTGCATCAAGCATCGTTGGAAGGGTGGCTGGACAGGTGGTCGTAACAATGCTGTCAATGCTGGTGTAAATATGATTACTGGACATACCCATGTTCTTAGTGTTATTCCATTTAATGACTACAATGGCACTCGTTGGGGCGTTCAGACAGGCACTTTAGCTGACCCAATGGGGCAACAGTTTGCCTATACTGAAGATACGCCTAAAGATTGGAATAGCGGCTTTGTAATGCTTTCATTTGACCGCAGCAAAATGCTTCAACCTGAAATCATTAGGGTATGCGGAGAAGATGAAGTAGATTTTCGTGGACAGATTATTAGAGTATGAAGCTTACTCCAGCTATTCTTAAAAACTTATACAGCGCAATTTACTGTATGAAACCTTTTGATAGGTGGAATATGCCGTTGCCAGAAGAAGTGTTGTTTATTGTAAATAAAGACACAGAAACAATGGGGACTTACTTATACGATACAGGTGAAGATTATGAGCATACAGTTACCATTTCTTCTGCAAGATGTAGTCACTTAGATACTGTGATTCGTGTTTTGTGCCATGAATGTATCCCCATGAGCCGTCACAAATCGAGCTAGTGGACTCACCACGATAAGGAGTTTCGTAGTAGAGCGCACCGTATCTCGTCTGAATTGGGGTTTGACCCTCTAGAGCTTTAATTCTATCCTCAGTAGTAAATGTAGTCATTTATTCCCCCAAGCTTTGTTGAACTTTCTGTAATAACGCTTCCTCGGTTGTAGAGAATTTAGCCTCAAAAGCTCGTCTACCAAGGGTATGAATGCCATCTTCTCCTGTGTGATGTCGAACACAGAGGCCGATAATGGGGCTTGTAGAACGCTTACCAGCTCTGCGAATGTGGTGGATGACGGCAGGACTGTCTTCGTACCCAAGCACGGTACTGCACAATATACAACCGAGTCGGGATACTCGTGCCATATAGTTCTTTTCATTTTTGGTGGCCATCAGCTAGTTCGTACCATAATCTATACCATTCTTTAAATGAACCAAATCCTGTTCCTGCTCTAAAAGGTTTTCCTTCAGTTGTAAGCTGCCAAAATGAATCTATGACTGTTCCGTTATCTGTATTGCCATAGATAATAACCACCATAAACCTAGGATTAGCAGCAAGGGCTTGCAATAATCGCTTTTGTCCTTCGCTGACTTTTTCTCCATTACGTTTCCATTCTAATATTAAAAAGTGACCATTGCGCTCTGCTATGCCGTCTACATTGCTTGGTAAAAATGCAGGGTTTGACGCTATCAAACCTTTGAAATCACCATAGTCTGTGTGCGTTGCAAACATATTACGCATTAACTTAGCCAAGATTTTCTTATTTGGTCATAAGTAGCAAACTCTAGTTTGATGGTTTCTTCTGCTAAATCATGGGCTATTTTTGTAGCTACATTGTAGTTACATTTAAGCGTAGCGTTGTGGTAGCACTTTAAAAGCTTTTGTATACGCAAATAGTTTTCAGAGTAATCGTTTGTAGGTTTTGGTTTAAACGCAGCATCTTCATAACCTGGTTGATAAGGCGCTTCATCTACCAATGTATTAATTTGACCATTTTTATGATGAGTAGCTTTCATTTTGTTAATCTTTCAATGTTACGGTTGCTTGCTTCTGTTGTTCTCCACGCCTCAAATCTCATCTTAGCCGCTTCTAACTGCCAGCGTAATGCTTCTGCTTGTTCTGTGGCTACTCCAATGGCTTTGCATAAATCTTGGTATTCTTGGCTTGCGTAAGCTTCCATTTCTTTTGCGGCAATACTAGAACCTTGTGATTCGGAAGCTTTAATTGCTTTAAGAGAATGTCTAAAGTTTTCCAACTCTGCCAATCTGCCTTTTGCAGCAGCATAATCTGGCGCTTTCTTGAAAATGAAATCAATCGCATCATTAGGGTCTTTCATAAATTACCCCATTGGTCTGCCATAGCATCAGCAATACCTTGGAATGTTTTGTTACGCATTTTTTCTCTTTCTTTTGGCGGCAAACAACTACTATCGTAATACCATTGACTCATGCGCTTACCGCTTTTAGCTACCCAAATTGTTCCTTTGTCTACAATATTTGTAGGTCGCAATGGAGGTAAATTTTTAAGCCATAAACAAGTAGATTTGGTAACGCTGTGACCATGTTCCCAAGGCTGGATAATTTGTTCAGGTTTGCGCCATTTACTACTCATAATTCCTATTGGGTTTTCAATAGCGTAGTGTGGTATGTTTGAATTAGCCAGCGCCATAAAAAAATCAATACCTTGTTGCTGCCTTCCATCTGCTTGTTTTTTAGCAAAGTGTCTAGCACCACTAACAGCAAGATGTGTGCATGGTGGATGGGCAATCATTAAATCCCAATTATCGCCAATAATGTCCATAACATTGCCTTTGTAATGAGGCCCTGGCACATCACAAGGCTCTAAATCACAACTCATAGCCTCGTGCCCCCCCCTAATGAACGCATCACGCACAGTTCCACTAAATTCACAAGCCACAAGAACTTTCATTTAAGGTTCATCCATAGACCGACTTGTGCGGCAGCATAACCTAACCAAATAAAAGTGT